GCGTTCAGGGCCATCATTTGCCGCTGCCGCGGTGGCCTTGGGCGGCTTGGGCGGTTTCCCGCCGCCTCCTCCCGCTTGCGTGGCCGGGGAGTCCGCGACGCCGCCCTGCGCGCGCATGCGCGCGAGCACGTCACGGTACGACGCGCCGGAGGGAAGGCCACGCGCCGCCTCCTTGTACAAGGCATCCAGCCGCTCGGGATCGTACCCGCTGAGCTTCGCCTCGCCCCACGACGGCACCGGCTCACAATCACAATGCGCGTGATACACGTTGCCAAGGCCGCCGCCCGCCGCATCCTCCGATGTGTAGACGAACCCGCGGCCGGCGAGCATCGTGCAGAACGCGCACGTCACGCGACCGCGCGGCACACGCGCCCACCTCGGGCGCGTCGGATCCGCGGCGATGTTCGCCATCTGCTGGCGTTGCGCCGCATGCGAGGCCATCTGCCGGAGGAAATCCGCGTACGCCTGCTGCATGTCATCCGGATTGTTCGAGACGGCCTTGGGCAGCAGGTCCATGATGGTCACGCCGCTGCGCGCCCTGCCTGCCATCACCTGCCCGTACGTCAGGCCGTTGTAGTCCGTGTTGCTGAAGCCTTTTTGCACGTCCCACATGACGCGCGTCCAGTCCTCCCGGTTAGCACCGGCGAAAGACGGGAAGTCGGTTCCCGCGGCCTCCTGCCACGCGGCGCGCTGCACGGCATAACGCGAGTCTGCAGCCTCCTGCGCGAGGCTGACGATGTCGCGCGCCGCGTCAGCGATCGCATCCGGGTCCGTGTATGCGAGGGAATGCTCCGTGTCGTCCGGGTCGAACAGGTCAGAGACCAGATCGTCCACGTAGTCGTCGATGGCCTGCATGGTCTTCCGGTAGTCGCCCTGGGATGCGGCCAGCTCCGACTCGAGCGTCTTGCGCGCGTCCGCGGTCAGGCTCAGGTGCGTCCAGTCCGCCATCGCACGCCTCCCCCACGTTCCTACTGTTGGCTGTCATCACGCAGCGAGACGGGCACGAGGCCCGTGAAGTCGATGCCGGTGAGGCCGAGCTTCGCCGCCGCGCTCTGCGGGCTCACGCCCGCGCGGATAGCGATGCCCAGGGCGTCAAAAGCGGTCTTGAGCTTCGCCGCGTCGTCCGCCTCCCCCCACGTCGCCCGTGGATTCGGGAGACGGAGTTGGCTGCGTGTCCGGCTGCTGCGAAAGACCAGACCCAGACGCCGCCTGCGGCTGTTGCGCGCCGCCCTGTGCGATGGACTGGCGTAGAGCGTCCAGATTCGCCTGCGCCCGCTGCTGCGTCTCGTAGGCTTTCACGCTCTTGATCTCAGCCTCGCTAAGTCCGAGGTGGCGGCGTCCCACGTCGCTCTTTGCGACCGCCTCGTCGACGCTGCCGACCTTCGTCAGCCAATCCGCCTTGGCCGCGTCACTGCTGACGTTGACGGGCTCCCACACGGGGGTGATGCCGGACAGGTCCACGTCCGCGAGCCGCTTGTACCCGCCCTGCATGTAGACGGCGACGCGCAGCAGGCGCATGAGCTGCCCGGTGAACTCGCGGTTCTGCCGCTCGGCGATGCGTGAGAGCCGTTGTTCCGCCGCGTTGATGGCCTCCACGCTCGTCGGGTTAGACAGGCGGATGCCGAGCGCCTCGGCCGGGATGTCGGTCGCACTGCTGACCATCATCGCGATCGTCTCGAGCATGTCCGAGTACGGGGTCATGCTCGCCTGGCTGAGCTGCTGGATGGTGGGCACGAGACCGTCCTCGTCACGCGAGACGGCGTTGATGCTCGTCATCAGGCGGTTCCACTTGCTGCCCTTGAACGCGTCCGGGTCCAAGCCGAGGAACCAGATGCGCGGCGCGGCGTAGAATGCGCCAGCGGTGTCCATCTCGGTCATCGTCCTGAACCCCATGTCCGTGAGCGCCATGAGCGTGCGGCTGATTCGGGACCGTCCGAACGGCCGGTCGAGCTGCCTGTCGAATGCGATCGGGACGACCGGCGTGACCGGGCATGCGGGGTCGCGCCACGTGCATGCGGCGCTCCAGCCCGTCCCGTCCGCCGTCAGCTCCCAGGCGCGGCCGGGCAGCCACAAGGTCATCGCTGTCGCCCTGCCGAGCCTGTCGTTCTCGGTGACCGTCAGTGCGCAGCGGATTCGGTTGCGGCGCCTGTCCCAGACCGCCGCGCTCCAATCCGCGGCGCGGGCGACGACCTGCACGTCACGCGTCTCCGCATCCGGATACACCGTCAGGAACGAGCAACTGTGCTTGTAGGCGCTGGTGATGGCCTGCCCCATCATGGGGACGAGACCGACACGGTCCGCCAGTTCGACGACGCCGGGGTCGTCGACGTTGGGGTCGATGTTGAAGCCGGCGAGCACGCTCTTGTCGGCGAGGCTGCTGACCGCCTTGCGCGGCCAGTCCACCGGGCAGGAGGCATTGGCGCGCATCGACTCGGGGATGGACCCCGCGATGTCGTGCAGCATCTCCTTCCCGTCGTAGTACATCGTGCGCAATACGTTACGCGCGTAATGCTCATGCCAGACGCGGGAGAGGACCTGCAGCCAGTGGAGCTCCTCATCGCCGAACGCGTCGACACGGTCCGCGGCGTGCACGTTGCCGACCGTCAGCGGCGCGGCCAGCCAGTCATGCCCCTCGTCGGCCTTCCATTCCAACTGGTATGCCATAGATTCTCCAAAGGTGTAGCCGTCATCAGGTCACCCGACAGCCTGCCGGCGGCCGGGATGCCTTTTGCTGGTGAATGCTCCGTGCAGGGCGAGCGTGCACGCGACGAGCGGGCTGATGTCCACGTCAATCCCCGCACGTTGCCATGCGGTCAAGCCGCCATGCCCGACCGGACGCAATGTCACGGCGAGCGCCGCATCGGCGAGCGCCGGCTGCGCGGTATCCGGCAGGTGGGTGACTGTGCGGGCGGAGAGCATGTCGAGCATGCGGCCTGTCGCCTGCCCGAGTTCGCGCGCCCCGGTCACGGTGACCTTGACGTGCCTGGCGCGCAGGTCCGGCAGGAGGCTGAGCGCGGGGCTTTGCGTGTCGATGACGACGGCGGCCGTGCGCGGCCAGCGTTCGGCCAGCCAGTCGACCGCCCACATGCTGCCATGCTCGTGCGTCGAACGGCATTCGGCGAGCTCCACGTGCGCCGTCCCGTCCGGGTAGCGCATGCATGCGCCGATGCTGATCTCGCCGCGGTCCGGTGGCATGTCGATGCCGAAGCTGACAGTCCCTCCGTCACGCCGCGCGGGGACGCTGGTCGCATCCCACGTGTCTCGGCTGATGACGCCGGCCGACCCGGTCTCATCCCAGATGCCGAGCGCCTCGCGGCGGAAATCATCCTCCGGAAGCAGCTGCCTCATGCGGATGATGCTGTCCTCGCCAGTGCGCAGCGGGTAGCTTGGGTTCGCTTTCGCCCATGCGTCGCGGTCGTCACTGTCGCAGTCGCGCGGCGCGGACAGCTCCACGTAGGCCATGCCTGTCACGTTGCCTGCGCGCGCCTGGCGGCGTTTCGCGGCGAACACGTCCGACGGGTCGCCGGGCTTGGGCGGGTTCCCCAGGAACACGGCCAGCGGGTCTGGAGAGGTGTTCATGACGGGGATCATGTTCGACAGGGCGCGGTCGGTGAGGATCTGGCTTTCGTCGAACACCTCGACGTCGGCGCCATGGAGGCCGCGGCCGAACCCGTTCTCGCGGGCGCCGAACATGATGCGGCTCCCGTTGGCGAAGACGATCTCCTGCTGGCCGTTCGCGCGCCTGATGTGGTCGATGTGGCGGGCTACGGCAGGCATCTGCGCCAGCGTGCACATGTCGGCGAACGTCTCGTCCGACGTGCGCGTGTGATGCGCGGTCCAGATGACCTTCAGGCCGGGGCTGAGCATGCACTTGACAAAGAACGCGGTGCCGAGGGTGAACGTCTTACCGATCTGACGGCAGCTGGACACGGTGAGGCCGCCCTGCCCGCAGCAGTAGCGGCCATTCGCATCGCGGCTGAAGAGGATCCACAGGAGCCCCTCCTGCCACGCGTCATAGGTGACGCCCATGCGCGATGCGACGCGGCGGATGCGCTGGAAGTCGCTTGCCACGGCATCGGCATCAGGCCACACGAGGATGGCCGCGATGTCAGACAATCGCCTTCCCCGCGTCATCCTCAGCCTCCTGTGTCACGTCCTGCGCATCGCCTTCGGGCGCGTCGAGCAGCGGGTCGCCGCCCTCGAGCCTGTCGAGTCGTTCCACGACAGCGATCAGCTGGCGGCTGATCGCCGCAAGGGCGTTCGCCGGTGTGTCCGGGTCGTCCAATGCCTTCGAGAGGCGGTCGCGGTTTCGTCGCAGCACGTCCTCGAGACTCTCGTCCATCATGCGCTTGAATTCGTCGCGGCTCAGGTCCGGGCGTTCTTTCGCCTTACGTGGCTTCGTCGCGGGCTTCGTGGCCTCGACAGCCGGCGGCTGCGTGCCGCCTGTCCTGGCCTTGCGCGCCATGACCTTCGCCTTGTTGCGACATTTCGTCGAGCAGTACTTCTGCGGCTTCCCCGCGCCGCG